TTAAAGAAACGATTGAATATCACGGAGATGGAAGTCATACATATTCAAGATTAATTCAATTGAGTGCCGAACAAAAAAAGAATCCAAGATATTTGTTAGAAGCACATGGATATGATCCTGATGAATGGGAATTAATAAACGCAAAAGTATCAGAATGGACTGGTTACTCAAAACAAGATGGTCAGTTTCCGATGTATGCAAGCAAAATAACTATAAAACCGATTAAAAATTCAGGGGTTAATCGAATAATAGAAGCAATTAATAATGTGCAACCTATTTATTTTCAAGCTTCTTATATTGAAGCTTCAAATAAGAAATTGCTTGAGATCCCAATATTTGATTCTCATTTTGGTGTGTCTGATTATGAGTATTACAAACCAACACAAAATAGAATTTACAACAAAATAATAAAAAATCATTGGGATGAAATTCTTTTTGTCGTTGGACAGGATATGTTTCATAATAATGACCACAGAGGAAGAACAGCTAATGGCACTCAAATACAGGTTGTAGATATGCATAAGGCGTGGGAGGATTGCAGATCTTTTTACGAACCATTAATTGAAGTAGCGTTAAAATCGTCTAACAAAGTAAAAATTATATATTCCAAAGGCAATCACGATGAAACAATCTCTTGGTCTTTTGTGAAATTTCTTTCGGCTCGTTATCCTCAAGTTGAAGTAGATGATTCTTTCGAGGAACGAAAAATTCATGTTTTTGGTCGCAATTTTATTGGTATTACTCATGGAGACAAGGGGAGAAAAAACCTCCACAATATTTTCCCTGCGGAGTTTCCAATGGAATGGGCTAAAGCAACAAATAGAGAGATACACATTGGACATTTACATACAGAAGATGCTAAAGATTGGTTTGGTACTGTCATAAGAACATTAGCAACCAGGAATAAAACAGATGATTGGCACAAAAACAACGGTTATGTAGGTAGTCATAAAAGGTTTATGCTATTTGAATACAATGAAAATGAGCTAGAAAGTATTCATTATGTTTAATCGCCGTAAAACCCCTAGCTTTAGCTATGGGGATATAAGGCGACAAAATTGAAAATGGCTGTTTAATAAATTGAACTGTGGGACACACAGGGATAGCTTGGTCAATATCCTGTCGATGGACGGGAATTCCCAAGAATCCCCTGCCTTTAGGCATGGGGAGTGTCAAGTTTAATAATAGACATGAATTGTAAATACAAGTCCTCTGTCTATTCTAGACAAAGGAGTGTTTATGATGGCTGGTTATTATGATCACTTATTTGAAAACAATAAGAAAAAATCAAGGTATATTTCAAACGATCACATTCATGAAATAAATTATGATATTGAAATTGATGATGATCCTGATGAGATTGTTGACTTTTACTATGAAGAGTTATTGGGAGCCGAAAGTGTTGTTGAGATTAAAGAGATTGCTAATGATTTATTTATGGAAGGCGTAAAGTATGGAATACAACAAGTACTACTTGAAGAAATCCATGCTAAAATAGAAGCATTGAATTATTTAAATTCTGATGATTAAGATGCAAATGAATTATAAGTATACAAAACTCAAGCGGATGAGTTTACTGTTGTAAATAGTATGACTTGTCCGTTTTCTTTTGTATATTTTTTATGGTGCAGAACTGGGTAAACCAGTATAAGCGTCCACTCCCTGCGCTTTTCTGCACCATTTTTTTATAAGGGAAAAGGGCAGGTGTATGAAAATGAAAAGCTCAAAAGAAAGAATTGAATGTTTAAAGTGTCGTTCGTTAAAAGCCGCGTCAAATTTTTATGTTAATGCAAATCCGTTATTCGCTTCTGATAAATTGAGTATATGTAAACCTTGTATAAATTCATTTATAGGTGAGAAAAATTCTGAAGGATATTTAGAACGAGTTAAAATGATGTTGGCAATAATGAATAGACCGCTACTTAAAGATTTGTGGATTGAAATGGATGTGGATTGGAATAGATATATACGCACCGTTTCTTCATTAACACAATATAGTTCGTTAACTTATAAAGATAGCGATTTTTTAAAATATGACGAGCAAATAGAACGTTTAAATAATATAACCGATGATTTTGTTCAAGAGGTGCATTCCGCAGATCTCGCAGAATTAACTGCTTTTTGGGGCAGAGGTTACTCAACCGAGGATTTACTTTTTTTGCAGAATGAATATGAAAAATTATTAAACTCTTATGAGTGCGATACTTATGCTATGGAAATGCTTTTTCAAGAAGTTGCACATCTTCGTTTAGCAATAAATAAAAAAAGATTAAAAAATGAATCGGTTGATAAAGAATTAAAGACACTACAGGATTTATTGGGGTCAGCAAACATTAAACCGGTACAAGAGACGGGAGCCAATGCAGCCGAACAATCCACTTTTGGAACCTTGATAAAGAAGTGGGAAATGGAAAGACCAATACCCGAACCAGATGAAGCTTGGAAAGATGTCGATGGTATTGGCAAATATATGCATACATGGTTCTTTGGACATTTATCTAAATTAGTCGGTAGTAAGGGTGTGCATACAGAAGCATATGAAGCTGAATTAGAAAAGTATACAATTAAACCTCCTCAATATGAGGAGAGTGATGATTAATGGAGAGGAAATTTCAAGTTGACAGAAATAAATATAGCAAGGGTATTAATATTTTTAAAAGAAATAGAAATTTTGCAAAGAATAATAAATCAGATAGATTAATGGAAGGTATAGCTGTTTGGGCTAGTTTTTATAGAGCAAATCCCCATAGATTTGTTAAAGATTATTTAGGGATAAACCTAAAACTCTTTCAACAAATCTTAATTTTTTATATGAATCATTTTTATTATTTTATGTACCTTGCAAGTAGGGGGCAGGGGAAAACTTTTTTGACTGCAATTTATTGTTGTGTAAGAGCTATTTTATATCCCGAAACGAAAATAGTTATCGCTTCTGGAACAAAAAATCAGGCTCGTGAAGTAATTGAAAAGATTGATGATTTGCGAAAAAACTCACCAAATTTAGCTAGAGAAATATTTGATTTAAACACATCTGTTAACGATGCAAGAGTTGAATTTCACAATGGAAGCTGGATAAAAGTTGTTGCCTCTAATGATAATGCAAGATCTAAACGTGCTAATCTACTTATTGTAGATGAATTCCGAATGGTAGATATTAATATTATTACCAAAGTTTTGCGTAAATTTTTAACAGCTCCAAGACAACCAAAATATTTAGAGAAGCCTGAATACGCTCATTTACAAGAGAGAAATAAGGAAATCTATCTATCTTCTGCTTGGTACAAAATACATTGGTCATGGAACAAATTGCTCACGTACTTTAAATCTATGACTGAAGGGAAAAAATATTTTGTGTGTGGTTTGCCTTATCAATTGGCTATTAAAGAAGGCTTACTAATGAGAGAGCAAGTATTAGATGAAATGTCCGAAGAGGATTTTGATGAAACTGCTTGGTCAATGGAGATGGAGTGTCTTTTTTTCGGAGAATCTGAAAAAGCCTTTTTTAAATTTGAGGATCTTGATAAAAATAGAAAGATTGTCGTACCTCTATATCCAAAGGATTATTATAGTTTAATCAAAGATTCAAATTTTAAACCAGAGCACAAAAAAGCAGGAGAAATAAGATTGTTATGCTGTGATATTGCTGGAATGGCGGGTAAACAAAACGACGCTAGTGTATATTCAGTATTAAGACTTATTCCAACGACAAGGGGATTCGATAGATACGTCTCTTATATGGAGAGTATGGATGGCGGTCATACTGTAATGCAAGCTATTAGAATTCGGCAATTGTTCGATGAATTTGATTGTGATTATCTAGTATTGGATACTCAAAATTTAGGATTGGGTATTTATGATCAACTTATTCAACCCCTGCATGACCGTGAGAATAATAAAGAATATGAACCCTGGAATTGTATTAACGACGAGAAAATGCAAGAAAGGTGCATGTATTCAGACGCTCCCAAAGTAATTTATAGTATAAAAGGCAATCCTCAATTAAATAGCGAATGTGCAGTATTAATGAGAGATGCATTAAAAAGAGGTAAGATTCGTTTACTGGTAAGTGAGCTTGAGGGTCGTGAGTATCTTAAAAAATTAAAGGGTTATTCTAGTTTAGATATAGAGCTTCAAGTAAAATTTGAATCAGTTTATATCCAAACTACTTTGCTTGTTAATGAAATGATTAACTTAGAAGGTGAGATTACTGAATCTAACTTGGTTAAATTAAAAGAACCCCACAATAAAAGGAAAGACCGATATAGTTCTGTTACATATGGAAACTATATTGCCAATCAATTAGAGCGTGACTTAATGAAAAGTACTTCAACTGACGATTATCATTTCTTTATTTACAATTAAATTAAAAGTAAGGTGGTGATAGCTATATCCACTATTCCTATTAATGACACTAATGTAGAACAACCATCGTTTCTTGATCATTCATTTTATGAACTTGCAGCATTCCACGATTTGCTTAGTCAAGCAAATGGTGGTGTAAGGATGACAGATGTAGACTTGAAAGATCTTTATATTTGGCTTCGAAACCCCAACAAATTTAGAAAGCAATTAATTCAATTAAGTAAATATTATTATGTTAAAGATGGTATAGTAACCGATGTGTTAGATATATTTAAGTCACTTCCAATCATTTCTCCCTCAACCTTTTATAACAACATGGAACATCGTTCGTATAAAAACATTAAGAAAAAAGTAGATACGTTTATTAATAATATAAAAGTTAAAAAACTAGCTAGAGACACTATATTTTCTGTTATGCAAGAAGGATTTTGCGTCTGGTACAACAGAGGAAATAAATATATACAGTTTCTTGAATATGATCAGATTGACATCCAAACCATGAGAAATGGAAAATGGGAAGTGTTGTATAACCTTCAATATCTCGATCAATTTAAGGGTGAAGAACTCAAACAGCAAATAAACGCTGCACCTGACGAAGTTACAATGGCAGCATATAATGCTTATAAAAAGGATAAAACAAAACAATATGTAAAATTAGACATCAACAAAACTCAAGTTTTTAAGATTAGGGGGGCAAGGAACGAACCTTTTGGTTTTCCATATTGCATTCCTGCTTTAGCAAGTATTATTCATAGAGATTTACTCGAGAAAAGTGAAAAATCTCTTGCAGAGCGAGTCATTAATCAGATTTTAATACAAAAAATTGGGACGATGCCCTCTCAGGATGGAAAATCTCAATTGCCAGTGCCTAAAGAACAGGCAGATACTTACCATAGGAACCTTAAAAACTTGGTTCAGAAAAAGCATGAAGGAAATGCTACTGATAATACATCTACTGGTGTATTGTCCATTCCATCCATTATTACCATAGAGGAATTAAAGGTAAATATGAATACTTTTCCAAAGGAAGTTTGGGAAAGAATCGAAAGAGACATTTATAAAAAGTTAGGCTATTCAATGAGTCTTAATATGGGTGGAGGAAATGGTCAAAGTTATGGTTCGAGTACAATAAATGTTGAGAAAATATATTCTATTATTTTTTCAGTGCTTGAAGATATCGAAGATGCTTTAAACGAGTATTTAGATTTAATTACGGGAGAAATAGTTAAAGCAAGAATTTGGTTAGGTAGGTCTACCATTCTTGATAGAGAAACTTCATTTAAACAAGCAGAATCTCTATACACCAAAGGCAGAGGTAGTTTAAAACATATGGTTGAAGCTGCTGGTTACAGTTTCGATCATTGGTTACAACAAGTTATATTTGAAAATGAAGTACTAAGACTCAATGAAAGATTACCTGTGCATCAAACAAGCTATACGGCTAGCGGAAATGATAAAGGCGGTAGACCAGAAGATAAAAATTCAAAAAATGATAACACAGACTTCTCAAGGGGATCTGGCGGGAATAATACCCCATCTCCAAGTGATTAAAGGATGTGATAAAAATAATAGGACATATTCCTCAAAAGATTGAAGTTGAATCAAGGACTAATTTAAATTTTAAAAATATATCACCCTTTATAGAATTAGGTTTTGTAGGTGAAGGGGGTGATGTAGAAAATGAGCCATCAAAACAAGAAAGCAGAAGTAGTGCAGATAAAACCAAATATTATTGAATTAAATAATGTATCAAATGATATCTACATGGAGCTTACCATGTGTATCTTAACTAATAAAATCAACTTAAATAAACTACAATTTACAAATGATTTCATTAATGGAGTTGTCGAAAATAAAAGTAAATATATAGGAATTCCATTGGTGGTAAATCGTTTGAAGCTAGAGAATGGGCTTTACAATAATTTAACTCACGAATTAGATACAAGGTCTAAACAACTAAAAACAGACACGATAGGCTCTTTTGTTGACTTTTGGAGTCAGGAAGATGAAGATGGTACATTACTTCTTATGGGATTGGCTAGGGTACTTAAAAGATATCCTAATGTATGTAATGCCATTCTTGAATTATATGAAACAGAGGAACTTGAATTTAGTTGTGAAGTTTTGGTTTATGGCTATGATAACTATGATGAAGAGACTGGTATTAGAAGTTTAAATTATGAGTATGAAGGTCAAATAAATGAGCTTATTGGTAGTTGTATTGTAACTAATCCTGCCGAGCCAAAATCAAAAGCACACCTATTAATTGCAGAGGCAGTTGATAAGGATTTAAAGGGAGGTGAAATA